ATCGGCAACCGCCTCTGCGAGACGCTTGTTTAGTGAAACATTTTTCTCAATTTGCTCGTTGAGTTTTGTCTCCATTTCATCAAGTTTTTCTACCATATTTTCAAGTACATCATATTTTTCTTCAGGGATTGATACATAATGTTCTTCAAAAAGACCTTTCATTCCAGTGAGGAATGATTCAGTCATTTCAGTTTTAAGCCCTTGCTCTACTGCAAGAGTATTTTCTTCCATCCATTCATTTGCAACATACTCAAGATATGCATCTACACGCTCTGAAAGTTCGGACTTAATTTCTTCAACTTCCTCAGCAAGAATCATTGAATATTGCTCTTCAAGAGATTCTTTGATTTCATAAACTTTGGAGCGAATAGCAGCTTCAAAGATAGTGCGTGCTTTTTCTTGAAACTCTTCTGAAAGATTTTCACCAGCAAGAAGAGCATTTACATCTTCTTCAATGTCAAAGCTTTCTTTCATATCATCTTCTTCATCATCTTCTTCATCATCTTCTTCATCTTCTTCATCATCTTCTTCTTCATCTTCATCATCTTCCTTTTCCTTTGCAGCTTCAGCAATATCTTCATCTTCTTCATCATCTTCAATATCTTCTAACAGTTCTTCATCTTCTTCATATTCTTCCTTTACTCCAGACATAGGCATTGCTGCTTTTGCTCCTTTATTTACAACATCTTTAACTTGCTTAAGAGTTGAACCTGGAGTTTTAAGTTTTGCTGAATCATCATCAGTACGATAGTTGGAAGGATCTGGTCCACCCAAATCTTCCCATCCTCCAGTTTGTCCTGGTGTTGTACCAGATAATTTTGGAATCGCATCCCCTGCCTTAGCATTAGCATTAACGGCGGTTTTGGATTGCTTTGTGCCTACTTCCATTTCTTGTAAATTCCCACGAGACATTTGAACTCTCCGTTTACCTTTAAGTTATAAACTATATTTATTTATAAATTTATAATTTACAATTAAAGAGAATTGATGAATTCATTAAATAAAGATAATTTATATTCTTCTAAAATATTTTGATCTACTAGACTATTAACTCTTTTTTTTGTATTTTCAATTAGCCAATCATTTCTTGATGCATCATAGACCCATTCAACACCTTCCATAATTCCTTGAACAAATGCATCTGGAGCAGAAGGATCTGCAACAATATCCGCTGCAGTTGCTAACATAAAATCTTCACCAACTTCAGTGTACCCCTCAACCGTTTGTTTTACTGAACCGATGCCTCTAGAAGAAACTCCCAAAGTTACTCCTTCTTTTAAAAGAGATTCTGCAATTTTTCCCATTGGTGTTGAGAGAATTTGAGCTTTTCCAATGAAATTATTTCCATTTTGATATAGCTCTACAATTTTATGTGATACTCTATCAAGATTTACTGTTGGACCATCTGGATGTCCAAGTTCTCCGAGAGCACGCCCTTTATTAACATAATTTTCAGTATAACGCTTTACCTCTCTTTCCATTACATTAATAGGATACTTTCTACGATTGCGATTTACACACTCAGCCTGCAAGAAAGTTCCCTTTATAAAAAGAGTTTTTTTTCCATTTATACTTTCAGTAAGAACTTCTATATTTTCAATTTCTTCTGTGATAAGTTTCATTACGCTTGTCCTGTAATTTGTACTTGTTGAAAATGAAGTGTTCCTGGACCAGCACCAAATGCAGATATTCTTTGTGATAGTCTTATTTCAGCATTAGGTGAATTAAATGCAGTCACAATACCAGATGAGTTGTAATTTACAGTCATTCTTGTTTGATAGAAACCATTTACTCCGGAAGAAGTATCTACTGAAATTACAGGAACGTGAGTAAAATTATAATAAGATTGTCCTGTTGCAGTTAAAGTGACAAAATCACCTATACCAAAAGGAACTTGTGTTCCTTCAGGTACTGATACAATTGTTGTAGTTCCTGTTATAACACCAACAACCCTATTTGATGCTTTAGTTAATGCAAGTGTTGCTGTTTGATTTGATGGAATAAAATAATCAGTATCAGTTGCTGTAGGATTAGTTCCTATTGCAACTTGAGCAGATGATCCTACAGCAACAATTCTCAAAACGTCAGACTGTACCGAAAAGGGAGCTGAAGTTGTTGCAGAACCCGATGATATTGAAAATGAGGAACTTACCCCAACTGGTCTGTGGGCCATTATTTTTTAAATGCACTTTGAGTTATTTATGTTTTTCAATTACTCATTATCATTAAACATAGAATCTGCCACTTCTGGACGAAATTCGTCTATTTTTTGTGCAGCTTTAGTAAACAAAATATCTTTAATTTTGTCACTAATTTGAGATGGAGAATCGTCAGATGCGACCATATTCATTAAATCATCCATATGTATAAAAATAATAATCTTTTTTATTTATATTACTCCACCTTTAGGCATTTCAACTTGCTTTCCAGATGCAACTACATCTTTTGCTTGAGATTCAATATCAGGTTCAATTACAGGTTTTCCCAAATTCATTTGAGATGTTTGATCTAATGGCATTCCAGTTTGTGGGTCAATAGGAATACTTGGATCTGGAATAACTCCTTTTTTAATTTCCTTTTCAATTTTTGCATCTTCTTCTACAATTTCAACGTCTGTTTGGCGTAGAATTTTTCTTCTCACATAATCTTGTGAAAAATATTTCCCTACATATGGTTCTGCAATTTGTACCATACCTAGCCTTTCGTTTAATAATTCTGCATCTTTCAATTCTGCAAAATGATTATCATAAAGAAAATCATACTGAATATGTTCATCCATCATTGACCAATCTTCTGGTGTGATGATATTTTTCAATATTAATTGAGTTTTTAACATATCACTAAACATATATGAAAATCTTTTTCTCAATCTAGAAACAAATTTACTAAATTTAACTTCATCTCTCAATATTTCAGATGATTTTCCTAAATTAAATCCACCTTCTCCATCCATTCTTGATGGTGGAACATTTAAAGAATTATATAACTTTTTTTGAAAATAATTTATATCTGTAATTTCACCTAAATTCTGACCTCCAGGAAGTGTTGAAATTTCCGTTCCTCTTCCACCTTCTCTTCTTGGGAGCCAAAAATCTTCAAGCATTGCCATAAATTTTTTATCGTCCCTAACCTCACCTGTTGAGTTGCAAGTGTAAATACCACAATCCAAAGCAAAAGTATGATAATCGTGATATAGTTCTTCCTTATCAATTGTAAGGGTTCCCACATCCATAGTATCATCTAAAAATTCAATATTTTTAATTTTGTGATTTTTATAAATGAAAGAGTTTCTATATTCTTTCCAAGAATTGAAACCAAGTTGTCTACAAACATTAATTAAATTACTGTAAGTAAATTTACTTAAAGGTTCTCCCAAACCTTTTCCTTTGCGTGGTCTCTTTTCGGAGTTTAGTTCTATCCATGAAGTAAAATCAATGTTATCATTTACAAAAGAAATGGTATTATTTAAACTTAATCTTCTTTCGGCACATTCTTCAACAATATTAAAAATTTGTTGAGTATACTCAATTGTTTGTTTATTAGATAATTTTTGTCTATATTCTTCTGAATTTTTTCCACCCCAAAGAGAGTTTTGAGCCAATTGGGTCATTTTTTGGAAGTGAGATTTTGGAATTGCTTTACCTCGCTCTCGTGCAGAATTTCTAGATTCTTCAGTCCAACCATTTCTAATGTTTTCTTTAAATTTTTCCCTAAATTTAATATCAGTTTTTAATTTATCTTGAAGAATTTCATTACCTTTTTTTGAATTATTAACTATTTCAGTTTTTGATAAACTATGAATTCCTGATTTTTTCAGGTAGCAATTTTTTCCACCTTTAGAACCATATATTTTACCATTTTCAATTTGCTGCTCTTTTGATATATTAAAAAATGGTAATCCCAATTCTCTCTTTCTTTGAGCACATACTTTGCCTCCTATTTTACCAGCATCACTACAATGTTTTTTATGGTATTCAAAATGGTCATCACGAGACATTCTGATCAAATTCTCTGGAGAATTATTATATCGGTCATAATCCTTATGATGAACTGTGCATTTATTCTCATCAATCCTTTCTTGATTAAAATTGTATTCATTTAAAAGATTATTTTGATCCTTCCAATTAGAAACTAATCTGTGAGTAAAAATCCACTTCTTACTTTCATTTTCATATAATTGCTCATAAGTAGAATTTTTATTTCCTGGAATATTATTCTGTCTCTTATAGTGAGGAATCATAGAATCTCCAACTTTTAGATCTTTTGCTTCTACTTTTCCCTTATTCCAAACTGGAAATTTGTGATCCAATGTACACGTAATGGCTTCATCATTATCTAAAGTAATTCTCATTACTTTTTCGTTTTTGCGAGTTACTCCTGCCCAACTTATAATTCCAGGAGCAAATTTTCCAGTTTTAGGGTCACAGGAATATGCCCAAAGACGGTTTCCTTCATTAAATTCTTTTGTAATCTCAGATAGAGATAGAGTTCTACCATCTAAAAGGGGAATTTTGGTATCCATTGCAAGACAAGAATCATAAACAAGTTTATTTCTATAACGCATCATCACATCACGAAGATATTGTTCTGCCTTAACTTTTGGAAGATTTCCAACATCAATATAAAAAATTCTTCTTTCAGGGGCTCTTGATAATCTATAAATTACAAGAGAATCTTCAATCATTCTTAATTGATTGAGAGATTTAATTGCTTTATGTAAATATGAAAGTGTTGAACCTTTATTTCTATCTACAAGACCTGAAGTGCAATATGTTATTGAATCCTTTGTAAATTTAATCCCACTAGTTCC